GCAGTAAGAGAAGCTCAACAACAAGCACATATCTTTGCTTATCCTTCTATTTGGCAGGAATGTAATAGCCGAGCGTTGATTGAATCAATGAGTGCTGGTACTCTTTGTTTACATTCAAATCTTGCCGCTCTTCCTGATACATCTGGTAATCTAACATCAATGTATCAATATGAAGAAGATCATAATGTACACGCAAATAAGTTTTATCATCTATTGAGTCAAGCAATTGATTTGGTTCATAAGGAAGAAACACAAAACTATTTGAGGTTTGTCAAGCAATATACTGATAATAGATTCAGTATTGTCAAGATTGCAGGACAGTGGAAGAATATGCTTATTTCTTTGAAGGAACAATATCCAAGTGTGCAATCTAGATATTTGGCAAAGAAAACGTTTCAGTATAAAACAGTATGATTATATCAACAACACCACTTCGCATTAGTTTTTTTGGTGGAGGATCCGATATTCCTCAGTATTATAATCAATGTGTCACCAAAAATCCTGGGATGGTTATTTCAACCACGATTGATAAGAATATACAAATTGCTCTGAATAAGTGTCAAACCAATCACATTAGAGCAGTATATTCAGAAATGGAAGTTGTCGATAAAGTTGAACGATTGAGACATAATCGTATTAGAGAAGCATTGAAGCACTTTAATATTAAAAATAATATTGAGATTTGTAGTTTTTCCGATGTGCCTACAAAAGGCACCGGTCTTGGATCCTCATCAACTTTTACAGTGGGATTATTGAAAGCATTATACACTCATAAAAGTTTACTTCATAATAAAAAAGATCTTGCAGAAACTGCATGTGAGATTGAAATTGATCACTGCGGTGAACCGATCGGTAAACAAGATCAATATGCTGCAGCATATGGTGGGTTCAATGTAATAAGATTTGATTCATCTGGAGTGGAAGTGACACCACTAAATATTAGTGCAAGTGTTCTTCGTCAACTGAATGATAATCTTATGTGTTATTCTACAGGAATAAGTAGAAGTACTTCGGATATTCTTACTGACCAAGTCAATAATATTAGCAACAATACTGATGCTTTTGATAATACGACTAGGTTGGTATATCTTGCTAAACAAGCATTAGTGTATTTACAAAAAAATAAACTCAACGATTTTGGAGTTTTATTGGATGAAGCTTGGCAAATTAAAAAGAAGTTATCAAATAAAATTTCAAATTCCGATATTGATTTCATGTATCAAAGAGGTATAAGTGCTGGTGCACTCGGTGGTAAGTTGCTTGGTGCTGGCGGTGGTGGTTATATGTTGTTTTATGTACCAGAATCTAGTCGAGGATCAGTATCTCTTGCTATGAGAGAATATAAAAGATTTCATATCAATTTTACAGATGAAGGAAGTGTTGCATGTCGAGTATAGTGAGTTCATTTCGCGGTTATGCAAGAAATCTACATATTGCAATCAATACAGTATCGGATGCAGATATAAAGAATGCTTATAATACACTTACATTGAGTTTAGGAAGTCCGGTATATATCTTCGGAAATGGTGGTTCCGCTGCTATTGCTGATCATTTTTGTTGTGATTATAATAAAGGTATATATTATGATACAGGACTCAATGCCAAAGCAATTAGTCTTTCTTCTAATGGCCCATTGAATAGTGCAATATCGAATGACTTTAGTTATTCACATGTATTTGCAAGACAATTAGAATTTTTTGATGATGGTTCATTTGCTACCGCGATTGTAGTATCTTCGAGTGGTAATTCACTAAATATTACTGAAGGTCTTAAAGAAGCCAAGAAAAAAAATATGACTACGTTGGCTTTTGTTGGTTTTGATGGTGGCCAAGTATTACGAGATAAATTGGCTGATTGTATTATACATGTAAAATCTAATAATTATGGCATAGTTGAAGATGCCCATATGGCAATTATGCATAGTCTTATTCAAATGGTTCGAATCGACTATGCATTGGATCCAGAATCATTAAAACTATAAATAAAAAAATGGTTGACAAACTTTTTAAATAGGTATATAATATATTATGAACGCAAATAACATTGTTCTGTTTCCGCAAAGAGACAATCCTCGAAATATCATGCCTCAAACTATTGAGGAAGTAATTGAGAATATGGATGATGTTAGACAAGTTCATATACAGGAATCACTCGAAAATATGATGCCAATGTTATTCGATAGATTATCATTGGCAGGATTCAATCTCGATGATGAAGATCCTAATATTACTAAACACGGCGCATTAGTAGTTGAAGCGGTAAGATCATTTCTATGTAGAGTGTATGGAATGGAACACCCGCTTCAAATTATTGCTAATAATTTATTTGAGACTGATGATGATGGCAATCTAAGTATAGCCGAAAACATAAGAATAACTATAACCAACGATAGTGAAATCAAAACAAAGGATTAATTAAGTGATTATTCTTGACCTAAGTCAAGTTATGCTAAGTAATATTATGGTTCAACTTGGCAATCATACTAATGTGCAAGTTGAAGAAAATATGGTTCGCCATATGTGTCTTAATTCTATTCGCATGTATAAAACTAAATTTGCCGAAGAATATGGCGAATTAGTTATTGCATGTGATAACAAGAATTATTGGCGCAAGCAACTTTTTCCATACTATAAAGCAAATCGCAAGAAGTCTCAAGCAGCATCCGAACTTGATTGGAAAGCTATTTTTGAATGCTTGAATAAGATTCGTAGTGAACTTAAAGAGTATTTCCCGTACCGAATTATTGATATTGAAAGTGCTGAGGCTGATGATATTATTGGTACTCTTTGTATTGAGTTTGGTAATACGAATGAGAAGATCTTGATTTTGTCTGGTGATAAAGATTTCCAGCAATTGCAACGTTATATTAATATTCGTCAATATAATCCAGTGATGAAAAAGTTTATTACATGTAATAATCCCGATAAGTTTTTGGCTGAACATATTTTAAAAGGTGACGCTGGCGATGGAATTCCTAATATTTTGTCTGATGATAATTGTTTTGTATTGGGCAATCGCCAGAAACCAATGACACAAAAGAAAATGGATGATCTAATTAATCTTGGTCTTGACGATAAACTAGATCATCCAAACTTTCGTAACTATATGCGGAACAGACAGTTAATTGACCTGACTCAAGTGCCTGAAAGTATTAAACTTCAGATCCTCGAGAGTTATGATGAACAGGCAAATAAGAAGAGTTCTAATTTGCTTAATTACTTTATTGCAAATCGTCTTAAAAACTTGACAGAATCTATTGGAGACTTCACTTAATGAAACTTGGTATTGCAGAAATCTTAAAGAAGGCATCATCTATTACTGATGATGTTGCAAGAATTGGTTATCTTCGTCAGAATCAATCGACTACACTACACATGATTCTTCGCGGTGCATATGATCCTACAATTAAATGGGCATTGCCTGAAGGTAATCCGCCCTATAAGCCAAATGATTTAGTTGACCAACATCATCGACTATTCACTGAAGCACGTAAGTTGTATTTGTTTGTTGAAGGTGGTAGTCCAAATCTTAAGCAACTGCGTAGAGAAACACTATTCGTCGAGTTGCTCGAGACAGTAGATCCGGAGGATGCCAAACTTCTTCTTGCTATTAAAGATAAAACATTGCCTTATCCAGGCGTAACACTCGATATCGTAAATCAAGCATTTCCCGGACTTATCAATGTCTAAAAGCAAGCCTAAAAATTACAATACTCGTCGTGATGATTATGATGATTATGATGATTATCGAGCGGTCAAGAAAGATCGCTCAGAGAAGAAATTGAAGAACTTGTTTCGATCAAAAAATGTACATAAAATTGTAGATGCATATGAGGAAGAGGAATATGAGTAATGAACCTCTTTTTGAAGAAACTGAAAAGCTTATTGAATCTGGCGTAGCATCGATTTATAGTGGACTTTATAAGTATCGTCAAGCAGCTGAATATCGAAAAGAATATGAAGCAATAAGTACATTGATCATTATGTTACATGAAGATCGTAAGTATCTAATGAATAGGTACAAGGAAAAGATCAATGCCGTCTTATAACTTTAAAAACATAAATACCGGTGAGGAATGGACTACTATTATGTCCAATATTGAAAGGGAGGAGTTCCTCGAGCAAAATAAACACATTCAACAACAGTTGAATAGTGCTCCTGCTTTAGGTTACTCAATAATCACCAAGAAACCTGACGCCGGCTTTAGAGATCGTTTAAAAGAAATAAAAAAAGCGCATTCTAAAGGCTTTACAAGGAGTACTGTCAACACTTTCTAATAAGAGAGATGCATGCCAGCAAAGATAACTCGTAAGCAACGTCGTGCGGCTAGACAAAATCATGAAGATATAGAAGAGGTTGAACACAAAGAAAAATTCAATCTTAAACTTAAACAAATAAATCCTCTTA